GCGATCAGCGGTATAAGTCGATTGAGGACAAGCTGGAGTCTGGCAAAAAGCGCATGGAGAAGATTGAGATTCAGCTCTACATCGTGATTGCTGCGATTTTGTTCGGGCCAGGCGTTGCCGCTGACATTGTGAAGAAGATGCTGGGGTTGTAAATTGATCCGATCTCTCTCCTATTTGCAGCCAACGCCTGCGTTGCGGCAATCAAGGAGGGATGTGAACTCTACAAGCAGGCTAAGACCTCTTTCATGGAGGTCAAGTCCACTGTTGAAGAAGCTATTGGTGTTGCCAACGAGGTCAAAGGATTTTGGTCAAAGCTATTTGGATCAAAGCCAAAGGCAGAGCCAGTTGTACAGCAGACGCGCAAAAAGGAAAAGTATGTAGCAGTCAATGAGACTCAGGTGATGATCGATGTGGTTGCACAACTCACCGAGTTTTTCAAGTTGCAAGAGAAACTGGCTGCACATATCAGGGAAGAGGAAGAGAAGAGCAAGAACATCTATGACCCAGACGCTAACCTCATGGAGGCAGCTCTAAAGAGAGTAATGGCGCTGGATCAGATGGCAGAGTTGGAGAAGACCATCAGGGAAACCATGGTTTATCAGTCACCACCAGAGATGGGGGCTATTTATTCAAAAACCTTTGAGATGCGAGACATCATCAAAGAAGAACAGGAGAATGCTAGGCTAAAGGAAGAGGCTAAAGAGAGGGTAAAACGATGGCAACGGCAGGAGGCAAAAAGAGACTTCCAAGCAAAGTCAGCGTACCTCGCAGTAACTTTGATCCTCCTCCTTTACCTTTGGATGTGGTTTCTGTTCGTAGGCCAATTGGGGAAGAAATAGTGGGATGGATAGCAGCAGTCATTCTTGTCGCACTAATGCTTCCTTTGCTTGGTATGCTCTATTTGGATGTGCTGGAGGCAAAACACGATGCCAAAGTACAGTTGGAAAAAGTCGAAAAGTTACGCCGTGAGATAGAAGCGCAACAGCGAAAGGATAAAGACAAATGAACGTGTATGAGATTTGGATTCTGTCGGTTTTGCTGGTGGTGCTGACTGGTTGTGAAGATCGCTACCGCTATAAATGCCAAGACCCACTCAATTGGGAAATTGCAGAATGTAAACCTCCCATCTGTACCGCCGCTGGTACTTGTCCTGAGTTTCTAGTCACACCTGAAAAGGAGAAGAAGTAATGCCAACAGTTGGATACAAACCGAATAATCGCCTCACTGCTGACGAGATTGAGGTCAGAGTATGGGCATTCGTTATCGTTGTCTTGGTGACCATTCTGCTGGCCTCCATGGGTATGTTTCTGTACTCAGTCAGTTTTGTGACTCAGCCAATGAATGGATCTATGGCGGCGATCGACAAGGTATATACCCAGCAGATCAGCACCATCATGGTCTTCATCACTGGTGTGCTTGGCGGTGTGGCTGGACGCTCTGGCGTTAAGGCGATTGCCAATGCAAGCGCCAAGGCTGAAGCTAACGACAATGATGAACCACCAGCACCATGAGTCTGTTTAATCCTTGGGTGATCCTTGGCATCGTCATGGCGGTGCTGTCATCATTTGGCGGTGGATACTACAAGGGTAAGCATGATGAGCATACGCGCCAGCAAGTCGAGATTGCCGCGCTAAACGCAAAGGCGAGGGAGACTGAGCAGGCGATGGTGCAAGTGGCGCAGACTTATGGGCAGACATTACGAAAGGCGAACAATGCTGCAAGGGTTAAAGAAGACAAGTTGCGTGCTGATATTGCCGATGGCGCTCTCAAGTTGCGGGTTGCTGTCAAAGCGCCCCAGTGCCCCATATCAGCCACCAGTGATCCCGCCCCTGCCAGCGGAGATCACAGCGGAACAGCATCAGCCGAACTTGACCGACAAACTGCTGAATCTCTTATCGCCATCGCAGCCGAAGGAGATGCCGCCATCCGCAAGCTCAACGCCTGCATCCAAACCTACGAAACCATGAGGACCACAAAATGAATCTATCAAAGAATTTCACTCTGAATGAATTGACCAAGTCCGAGACTGCAACACGCTTGGACATTGACAACACTCCAAACGAAGAGCAGATCGAATCACTGCGCTTGTTGTGCGAAAACATCCTACAGCCAGTGCGCGATCACTTTGGCAAGCCTGTGAAGATTTCATCTGGGTTTAGGTGTTCTGCTTTGAATCAGGCGGCTGGTGGGTCGGCTACCTCAGACCATTGCAAGGGCCAAGCCTGCGATTTTGAGATTGATGGCATACCTAACCCCGAGCTGGCAGAGTGGATTGAAGGTAATCTCAAGTACACCCAATTGATATTGGAGTTTTATACACAAGGTCAGCCAAATTCGGGTTGGGTCCATGCCTCATTTAATCCAGAAAATCTTAAAGGTCAGTCACTCACCGCCACCAAGGTTGCCGGCAAGACTACCTACTTGAATGGCTTGGTGGCTTAATCCATGGCACTAAACCTTGGTCAGCAGATAAGCACTCCGGCACAGCCAAACCTTGGTACGCCTGCGCCTGCCTATGATCAAGGATTCTTTGGTACTTCATTTGGCGGCTTGAATGTCTACTTTGCCAAGCTGACGGCCATCTTCTCGGCGCTCTTTGGTCAGCGTGGTGGCAAGTGGATCAACAATCCATATGGTGCTTTTCAGGACACCGCAGATCAGACTGCTACGGCTAATACCGCCACAGTGATGACTTTTAACACCACTGACTATGCTAATGGCGTGTCGGTGGTGTCTAACTCTAAATTGACAGTGGCGCAGGCTGGCTTATACAACTTGCAATTCAGCGTGCAGTTTGAAAATACCGACACGCAAGAGCATGATGTCACCATTTGGCTGCGTAAGGATGCGTCAGGCGCTGGCGTTGACATTGCTGGATCGGCTGGCTTGGTGGGTATTCCAAGCTCGCATGGCGGTATTAGCGGCCACATCATTGTTGGGTGGAATTACTTCATCACGCTCAACGCCAATGACTTTGTCGAGATTTGGTGGTCAACGCCGTCAACTCAGGTAACGATTCAAGCCTATGCCGCCGGTACTTCACCGACAAGGCCGTCAACGGCATCAGTTGTTGCCACCATGACATTCGTGTCCAATCTGTCAACAGAAACAGCATAATTAAGCCATGGCACTCATACCCCTCAAGATTCCACCTGGCGTCTATCGCAACGGCACTGAATATCAGTCCGCAGGGCGCTGGTTTGACGCCAACTTAGTACGCTGGTTTGAGAACACTCTCAGACCGATTGGCGGCTGGCGCAAGCGTTCTACTAGTCAAATGACAGGATCATGCCGAGCTTTAATTACTTGGCGGGATAACAGTGGAGATCGATGGATTGCTGCTGGTACGCATTCCAAGCTCTACGCCATGAATGAGGCAGGCACGCTCAAGGACATCACGCCAACAAGTTTCACGGCAGGGATTGCTGATGCCGCAACAAAGACAGGTTTTGGCTATGGTCCTTATGGCTCATATGCATATGGTGTGGCGCGTCCTGATAACGGCACTGTGACACCGGCAACGACTTGGAGCTTAGACACTTGGGGCGAGTATCTGATTGGCTGCTCTGACTCTGACGGCAAGCTCTATGAGTGGCAATTAGGATTCTCAACGCCGACACTGGCAGCGGCCATCACCAACGCGCCAACAGGGTGTCAGGCTGTAATGTCTACTGCCGAGCGTTTTGTTTTTGCTCTTGGCGCGTCCAGCAATCCTCGGTTGGTGAAGTGGTGTGATCAGGAAAACAATACTGTATGGACGGCTGCCGCCACCAATCAGGCCGGTGACTTTGAGTTGCAGACTGTTGGATCATTGAAAGCAGGCAAAAAGGTGCGCGGCATCAATTTGCTGTTTACAGATGTTGATGTCCACACCGCCACATTTGTGGGTTTGCCATACGTCTACAGCTTTGAAAAGGCTGGATCAGGCTGCGGATTGATTTCATCTCAAGCCGTGGCAGCCATTGATACTGCCGCCATGTGGATGTCTACATCAGGCTTTTGGTTATTTGACGGCTATGTCAAGCCTTTGCCCTGCGATGTCTCTGACTATGTGTTTCAGAATCTGAACTACAACCAAGCCAGCAAGGTGTACGCTATACACAATTCAAAGTATGGCGAGATTTGGTGGTTCTATCCATCCAGCGCCAGCAATGAAGTTGACTCCTATGTCATCTATAACTATCGCGAAAACCATTGGAACATTGGCTCACTGTCTCGCACAGCGGGAACAGACAGAGGTGTCTATTTGCAGCCATTGATGGTGTCATCTGATGGCTACATCTATGAGCATGAGGTGGGCTTTGACTATGACTCAGGCTCTGTCTATGCTGAGTCAGGGCCATATGAGATTGGCGTTGGCGAGAACATCATGTCGGTACGCCAAGTGATACCTGATGAGCAGACTTTGGGAGAGGTACAGATCAGCTTCAAGTCGCGGATGTATCCGACATCAACTGAGACAAGCCATGGTCCATATCCAGCGTCACAGCCAACCGATGTGCGGTTTGCTGGCCGTCAGGTAAAGATCAGGTATACCGGCGCAGTGTTAGAGGATTGGCGCGTTGGCGTCAACCGAGTTGACACTGTGGCGATGGGTAAGCGTTGACAGACGAAGAGGATTTAGAGAGGCTGCGCCATCATGTGGAGGCGGCACTAGAATACTCTGGAGGAACTCATGGAATTGAGGACATTGCAGAGGGACTCAAAACAGGCAGATTTCAACTGTGGCCTGCTGATGACTCTGTAGTGGTGACTGAGATCATTGTCTACCCGCGACTCAAGAATTTGCACTTCTTTCTTGCTGGCGGCGACCTAGATGAACTCCGATTGATGCGACCTTTGATCGAGCAATGGGGTAAGAACATGGGTTGCACGCGAGTGTCTTTAGCTGGCCGACAGGGTTGGGCAAAGACATTCTTACGAGATGAGGGTTACAAGCCAAAGTGGTTTGTACTTAGCAAGGACTTGTAAATGGCATACGAAGATTTTCTAGCGAGTCAAGGATGGACAAATCTGCCATCACCTCAATTTGGCGGTGGTCTGCTTGACGCGCCTACAAATCGCTATCAGCAGATCATGTCTCAGATTGGTCAGACTGATCAAACACCAGTTGGTTTATTTGATGCGACTGGTGGCTATCGTCCTGAGATATACAACATCACGCCAGCTCAGAATCAAGCAATCATTAAGTTGAATTCTGAATTAAGCCAAAGACTTGGTGGAGGCGGTAGCTCTACTATTGCCGCGCAACAGGCGGCATTGAATGCCGCTATGGAGGGTTTGACGCCAGGCGAAAAAGCTGCTTTAGACGCAATGGCAATTCCTAATCTTGTCAATTTATTGATGCCGTTACCACTTCAATTAGTTATGAATGTGATGGGGATTGATGCGCCTGGCACTACTTCAAGCGGCGGCGTCAGTTCCACCAGCGGCAGCCCTATGAAAGGCATTGCGAGTAAGGGTAATGTTGGACAAGTAGCCAACGCCATAGCAACTACAAATGCTGCAATAGCTAATGCGATTGGTGCTGGTGTTGGTGGCATTGGCACATCGCCTGGCACTACCGGCGGTGGCTTGGCAGGCATGGGTAGTGGGGCTAAAGGCGTTGCCGCTACAGCGGCTGCGACAGGCGGCGGTGTCGGAGTTGGCAGCGGAGGTGTAGGCGTTGGTAATGGCAGCGGCGCATCATCTGCTGGCGGCAGCTCTGCTGGCTCTGCTTATTCCGATATGCGGATGAAAGAAGACATCAGGCCAATTGGAAACGCCATCAGTAAGGTACGCAAACTAGATGGCGTCACATTTGATATGGACGGCAAGCGCGGTACTGGATTGGTGGCGCAGCAAGTTGAAGATGTATTGCCAGAGGTAGTGCATAGGGACGCCAATGGGATGCGTATGGTTGACTACGGAAATATTGTTGGTTTATTAGTTGAGGCCATCAAAGAGATGGACGGCAAGAAAAACAAGAAGACCAAAGGTCTTTTGGAATCATAAGGGGTATAGCATGAGTAAAGGTGGCGGTGGCGGCGGTGGAACACAAACAGTAACGCAAACAATTGATCCTCAGATCAAGGCTGCGTATCTGCAAAACTTGGAGCAGGCAAAGAGCGTTGCTGGCGCATTGCCAGTTCAGCAGTTTGCAGGCTTTAATCCTCTGTATCAGCAGGGTGAAGAGCAACTTGTCAATCTTGGACTCAAGCCTTTCACCAGTGCTGACATTCAAGAATTCATGAATCCTTATGAGCAACAAGTCATCCAAGGCACATTAGGCGATATTGAGCAAGCACGCCAAATGGCTGCAAATCAAACTGCAAATCAGGCGAGTGCGGCTAAAGCGTTTGGCGGTTCACGATACGGCGTCCAGCAGTCGCTAACAGATCAGGCGGCATTGCAGCAGGCCGCCAAGACAGCGGCGCAGATGCGTCAGGCTGGTTATGGTCAGGCGGCACAGTTGGCGCAGACAGCTCGCAATTTAGGATTGCAAGGGGCGCAGACAGTCATGGGTGCTGGCAGTGCTAGACAGCAGCTTGAGCAGGCAAGACTTGATGCGGCTCGCAATATCGGTTTGCAAAGACTTGGCGTTGTTCAAAGCGCATTGAGTGGTCAGCCTGCTAATGTTGGCGGAACAACAAGCCAGCCGACATATCGAAACACAGGAGCTGGCGCTTTAGGTGGTGCTTTGGCTGGAGCGCAGTTGGGATCAATTGTGCCCGGCATCGGTACAGGAATCGGCGCAGGCATTGGTTGTCTGATTGGATTACTGGGGTAAATCATGGCGACATTCACAGACTTATATAACGCAATTGGTGGTGTTGACTATGGCTCAAACTTGCAGCCATCAGCAGGCTCACCAATGGACTTTGGTGGCCTACTCTTTGGCGGTATGGATGGTGGCCTCAATGAGTACCTGACAGATGCACAGCGCCAAGCGATGCAACGCCAAGCGATGCTGTCTGCGGCGGCTGCACTGCTTAAATCAAGCGGTAGAAGCACTACGCCAGTCTCCATTGGACAAGCACTCGGACAAGGCTTAGAGGCTGGCGCAGCAGGCTATCAGCAGGCGCAGCAAGGTGCTTTGGCGCAATTGCTGACAAAGCAGAAATTGGATGAGGCGAAACGCGAGCAGGCACTGCAAAAGTACATCATGAGTCGCATACCTGGCATGGCGGGAGGCCAAGCTCCTACGACATCTTTGCTTTCACCTGATCAGCCTATAACTGGAGTGCAGGCGGCATCATTGCCTGTTTCTCAGTTTGGTCTTGGTCCAACGCCACAACGTGCTGCCGTAATTGGTCAAACAGTTCCACAAGATATGGCGGCGCAAGAGTTGCCAGGCGTTACTACTACAGCAAAAGCAAGACCTGATATTTTTTCGACATTGACGCCAGATCAATTGCTATTGGTTGCACAGAGTCCAAAGACATTTCTTCCAAAGATACTTGAAGAGAGTCTTAAAACTGAAAGTTTTGCAACATTGTCTCCAAGCGAGGCTGAATCACTTGGGCTTGATCCTAAAGGAAAGTATCAGCAGAATTTGCGTACTGGTCAGGTTTCTACGCTTCAAGCGCCTAAAGAAGAATTCGAAGTAGTGACAGGACTTAAGGCTGAAGCATTGGGTTTATCTGGAATTGGAAAATGGCAAGTAAATAAAACAACTAACCAAGCAACACAAGTTCCAGAGCCATCAGGAACATTTGGCGGTGGATTACAAGCAAAAGCATACGACATCATTTTGGATGGGGTAAGCAACGGCAAAACAAATACTGCTGAATATGCTTTGGCATTCAGAGAGTTGAGCAAGCCAGTACCAACTGAGCAAGTTCAGCCTGATGGATCAATTCGCATTGTCTATACACAACCAGCACCATTGCCTGACTCAATCCCTAAACCTACATTCAGCGGAAAGATTCCAGCGGTAACTAAGCCAGCTACTGTAGTACCAAGTGCAGCACAAGCTGCACCACCTCCTGCGCCAGTTACTGTCAGAGCGCCTACACCAGCTCCTGCGCCTGTTGTTTCACCAACTGAGGGTGCTACTGCTGTTTCTCTGCCTGCTGGCGTTAAATCAACACCAATGGCTCCAAGACCAGAAGAAATATCCAAATCACGAGAGTCTATTAATGCCGGAGTTGACTTTGTTGCGGCATTAAACAAAATGGAAAATATGGTTAGAGAGCAAGGAATGCAACTTGGCGGTATGGGTCAAAAGGGTGCTTCTCAATCAGCCATTTATGAAGACTTGCTAACCAAAGCAAGGCTTGCTGCTCAACTTGGCGTATTGAATAAAGAAGATTTGCCAAGACTTCAAGCTCAATTAAGCGACCCAACTGCTTTGTCAACATATATTAGAGGACTTGGTGGGCCAGCTGCTTTCTATGCACAAATTGGTGAATTGAGAAGTAGGATTATTGACGAAACTACAAGGAAGAATTTGCAGTTTGGTCAACCAATTATGAATTTGCCAAGCACATTCTCAGTTACTGCGCCAGCACCAATACCAAGAACTACAACTGTTGCACCACCTCCAACAATTAAAAAATTATTGGAGCAATATCCAGGAAGGGGTCAGTAATGGCTGAACCAACAATTGATGATCTGTATAAGTCTTTGCAGGCTGCTGACGCTGCTGGTGACACTAAGGCGGCGCAAGCCTTGGCTGACTACATTCGATCTTTACAGATTCCAGCGCCAAGCGAAAAGCAGATAGAGATGACCACTGGCGCTCCACTTGGTGTGCGAGCTGCTGTTGGCTCTGCCGCCACCATGCAAGACAAACTTGCAACGCTTAAACAGTTTTTCCCTGACGCGCAACCATACGACAAAGAAAACTTCATCTATACCGATCCAAAGACTGGACGGGCAACATTGATGAATGAAAAGAATCCTGTATTCTTTGGCGTACCTTTGCCAACTATGGGTGACATTGCTGGCGCTATGCCTGAGATTGCAGAGTTTGTTGGCGCTGGTACTGGCGCTGCATTGACAGCTCCATTTGGTCCACCCGCAATGGTTGGCGGCGCTGGACTCGGTGGTGCTGCATTTAAAAAGCTCTACGAGATGGGTATGCAGTATGGCGGCCCAACTGTAGAAACTAGAGGCGGTGCAGAGCAAGCGACAGGCGTCACAAAAGATATTCTTTTGAACGCCATTGGTCAGCGTGGCGGTCAACTGATGGAGCAGTATTCTCCATATCTATTGTCCCCAATTCAACAGAAATTGATGGGACTGCGCCAAGGCATACCGCAGGCGGCATCAAGACTTGGCATAAAGTTGCCTGCTGGCGTTGCCACTCAAAGTCCTGCTGTACAGCGTTTGGAGGCTGGCTTGGCACAAACGCCTGGCGGCGCTCAAGTCATTGCCCCAAAGTACGAATTGATGCAAGAGCAGATGGGTACTGCCGCACGCAACATTGCTGAAGATATTTCGCAAGTCGGCAAGACTCCAAGCATGATACCTACGCCACCTTTCACTGAAAAAGGTGGTCTTGGAGAGTTCATTAAAAAGGGCGCTGAAGCTGCTGCAAAGAGATTTGCAGATAGACGCAATCAGATTGATGATGTTGTTGCTTACGCAGTTGGCCCAAGCAATAGATTTGCCGCCAACAATACAGCTCAACTGGTAAATCAATTAAACGCTGAAATTGCCACAAGTCCAAGCACATTGAGTCCTATGCTGAGTCCAGTTATTCAACGATCTATGCGTATTGTTGATGATGCAAATGCAGGATTTGGTGGCGTGACATTTGATGCCTTACGCCGCGCAAGAAGCGAGATAGGCAAAGAGATTGAAAGACCGGACATTAGCGGTTTCTCAAACACCAAAGAATTGAAGAGACTTTATGCCGCATTGAGTGATGACATTTATCAGGCAGCCAAAGAATCAGGTCCTATTGCACAACGTGCTTTGAGGTTGCATGATCGATATGTCAGGTTTAATCGTGAAGTCAATTTACCTGCACTGCAAAAGATTGCAGATCAGAATCTTGATGTGAATGCCGTCAACTATGCCATGGCAGGCACAAAAGATGGTATGGGTAGACTTCAAGTGTTGATGCGTAATTTCAAACCAGAAGAGCGAGACACATTGGCGGCGTCAGTGTGGCAGCAATTGGGTAATGCTAAAGCCGGAATGAAAGAGGGTGCAGACGTTGGAGCTGACAGTTTTGAATTCAGCGCAAATACATTCTTGACAAACTGGAATAGTTTGAGCGACAGCGCCAAGCAAGTCCTGTTTGGCGGGGAAAGATACCGCAATATCATCCCCGCCATCAATGATTTGGTGAAGATCAGCACTGGTGCGCGTGAGGCTGGCAAGGCCGTCAATGTCTCTAATACTGGCGGCGCTCAGATGGTTACATCAGCTCTATTAGGTGCTGGCGGTTTAGTTGGCGGTGGAATTGGTGGAGACATGACGCAAGCACTGCTTGGTGGTGCAGGAGCTTTAAGCGGTCTTGTTTTGTCCAGTAATTTGACTGCAAGACTTTTAGAGAGTCCACGTTTTATCAGATGGGTGTCAGACACCAGCAGAGCTGTTGTCAATAATCCAAACTCTTTGACAAGTCAGATTGCCAAATTGTCCACCATTGCTACTGCTGAACCAGGCATGAGTGATGCGATTGAGGCGTACTACAAACAGATTCAACCATTTGCGGTTCAAATTCGCAGAGCGATGTAAGAAATGGCAGACAACATCCGCGCTACACCACGCAATGAGCTTCTAGGCTTGCTGGCTGACGCCATGTATGGTGGCTTAGATTGGATGAAAGACCCGCGCAGAACTCAGCAGATGCAGGGTTTGGCGGGTCTATTGGAATCTACTGGCATCCCTAAGACAACAGAGCGCATGGCGTATGGCGAACCACTCACCAACATTGGCCGCGCCAATGTGCCTTTGCTCAAACCTGAGACTGCTGAAGCCTTGATGAATGTTGCGCCATTGATGCCAGCGGTGGGTAGGTTGGCGAGTCGTGCTGTGAAAGCCACAGAGGGTTTGCCTGTTGGGATGAGTATTAAGCCCATCAATCTAAGCAAAGGCATCTATAAGCCAGAGTTGACGATGGAAGAAATGTTGAAGGTTAAAGATATTCCAACTGTTGAGAGGGTTCGCAAATCCATTGATTTAGTTGGCGAAAAAGAATTTGAGAAGATGGTCAATGCTCAATATAAAAAATACAAACCAGTTGATCAAGATCAAGAGGCAATGCTTGTTGAATCTGTAACATTAGACATTCTTGGTAGAGCGCAAAGATCACCCTACCCCCAACAAGCCGCACTTGACCTTGCACAGCAACGAGCCGCACTGCCTGTCAGTGAAGGTGGTTTAGGGTTGCCAGCGAACAATACGCCATTGGATCGGGCTAGGGCGATGGGGTTTGATGTTAATGCTTATCGTGGGACAACTGGAGACATTGAATCAAGTGTAATTCCATCAGATTTTTTTGGCTCAAATTATTTTGGCAAAGGAATAAATTCAACCACTAGTCCTAAAGATGCCAGCAAATATGCCTCAACTGATGTTGGAGTAAATACAGACTTAGTTGGAAAAGCTGAGTTGATGTCCAAAAGATT